AGTGGATTGCTACTAAGACACACGACAGAAGAATTACGAGAACTTATATATAAGTCACAAGAAATATACCCACGTATTTGGTCTGGTATAAAATGGTCAGAACGAAAGATGCAATGGGTAGCACCGTCAGGTGCAAGACTATGGATGTCTTATCTTGATAGAGATGATGACGTTTTAAGATATCAGGGTTTAGCTTTTAGTTGGATAGGCTTTGATGAGTTAACGCAATGGGCAACTCCCTTTGCATGGAATTATATGAGATCACGTTTACGTTCTACTGCACATGACTTACCAATTTTTATGAGGGCAACAACAAACCCCGGAGGAAGAGGACATCATTGGGTAAAGAAGATGTTTATTGATCCTGCACCTTATGGACAAAAGTTTGATGCCACAGATATTGAAACAGGAGAAGCACTCAAGTATCCAGCAGGACATGAGAAAGCTGGCAGAGCACTATTCAAGAGGAGATTTATCCCTGCACGATTATCAGACAATCCTTACCTTGCAGAGCAGGGGGATTACGAAGCCATGCTCCTATCGTTACCTGAACAACAACGAAGGCAATTATTGGATGGCGATTGGGATATTAAGGAAGGTGCTGCTTTTACTGAGTTTGATAGGAATATCCACACTGTTGAGCCTTATAGGATACCTACTAATTGGGTTAAGTTTAGAGCTTGCGATTATGGTTATGGTAGTAAGTCTGGTGTCCTTTGGTTTGCTGTATCACCATCTGAACAAATTATTGTCTACAGAGAACTTTACGTTAGCAAAGTCCTTGCCGCAGATTTGGCAGATATGATCCTAGAAGCAGAAGCAGGGGATGGCAATATAAAGTATGGAATACTAGACAGTTCGCTATGGCATAAACGTGGCGATACAGGACCTTCTTTAGCAGAACAAATGACTATGAGAGGGTGTAGATTTAGACCATCAGATAGAAGTAAAGGTAGTCGTGTATCAGGTAAGAATGAGATACATAGACGTTTGCAGGTAGATGAATATACAGAAGAACCTAGACTTGTGTTTTTTAATACTTGTACAAATATAACATCGCAGTTACCTGCACTACCTATAGATAAAAAGAACCCTGAAGATATTGACACTCATTCAGAAGATCACTTGTATGATGCGTTAAGATATGGTATAATGTCAAGACCTAGATTTAGTATATTTGACTATGACCCTATGGGTAGACCTAGTATGGGTATGCCTGTAGCAGATGCAACCTTTGGATATTAATATGGCAGATGAAGATTTAAACATGGATACTGATGCAATAGCATTAGAAGATACAGAAGAAAATTCAGTAGAGAATGAACCATCTACTAAAGCCTTAACTAATTTTGTTATGGGTAAATATAAAAACTCTGAAGACTCTAGATATGAAGACGAGCAAAGATGGGTCAGGGCATATAGAAACTATAGAGGTTTATATGGACCTGATGTACAGTTTACTGAAGCAGAAAAATCACGTGTATTTATTAAAGTAACTAAGACTAAAACACTAGCAGCCTATGGTCAGATTGTTGATGTTTTATTTGCAAATAATAAATTTCCGTTAAGTGTTGATCCAACGGAATTACCAGAAGGAGTAGCAAAAGATGTTAACTTTGATCCTAAAGAACCTCAAGAACTTATGGGAAGTAATAATATGGAATCCCCTTATGGTTTCAATGGAGATGGTAAAGATTTACCTAAAGGAGCTACTGCAAAAAGTTTGGAAGATAGGCTTGGTCCTTTGGCAGATAATTTGTCAGACATTGAAACTCTTAAAGAAGGTGTGGGTAAAACTCCGTCAGCAATTACGTTTAGTCCTGCGATGGTTGCGGCAAAAAATATGGAAAAGAAAATCCACGACCAACTAGAAGAATCTAATGCTAACAAGCATTTAAGAAACACAGCCTTTGAAATGGCACTGTTTGGAACAGGTGTTATGAAAGGACCTTTTGCTTTTGATAAAGAGTATCCTAATTGGGATGATGAAGGTGAATATAATCCTGTATTTAAAACTGTGCCACAAATTAATCATGTATCGGTTTGGGATTTTTACCCTGATCCTGATGCTAATAATATTGAAGAAGCACAGTATGTAATACAAAGACATAAAATGTCTAGATCAGAGTTACGAGCTTTAAAACGTAGACCTTACTTTAGAGAAGAAGTTATTAGAGATGCTATAGAAGAAGGTGAAAACTATGTTAAGAAGTATTGGGAAGATGATCTAACAGATTATAACCAAGAAAGTTATGTTGAAAGATTTGAAGTCTTTGAATATTGGGGTATGATTGAAACAGAACTATTAATAGATCAAGAAGTAGATATACCTAAAGAATTACAAGACTATGACGAGTTACAAGTTAATTTATGGTGTTGCAATAATAGGATTATACGTGCTGTTTTAAATCCATTTAAACCTGCTAGAATACCTTATATGGCTTCTCCGTATGAATTAAACCCATACTCTTTCTTTGGAGTAGGTGTTGCTGAGAATATGGATGATACACAAACATTAATGAATGGCTTTATGAGAATGGCTGTTGATAATGCTGTATTGTCAGGTAACCTGCTTATAGAGGTAGATGAAACTAATCTAGTTCCGGGGCAAGACTTATCAGTATATCCGGGCAAGATATTCAGAAGACAGGGTGGTGCTCCGGGTCAGGCTATATTTGGTACTAAGTTTCCAAATGTATCAGGAGAAAATTTGCAGTTGTTTGATAAAGCTAGACAACTTGCAGATGAAAGCACAAGTATACCTTCTTTCTCACATGGACAAACAGGTGTTACAGGTGTAGGAAGAACTGCATCAGGTATCTCAATGTTAATGAACGCAGCAAGTGGTAGTGTTAAGACTGTTATTAAAAATGTAGACGATTATTTACTTAAACCTTTAGGAGAAGGGTTGTTTAGATTTAATATGCAGTTTGACTTTGATCCTAAGATTAGAGGTGACTTAGAAGTAAAAGCTAGGGGTACAGAAAGTCTAATGGCTAATGAAGTAAGAAGTCAAAGATTAATGTCTTTCTTACAAGTAGCATCTAGTCCTGTTCTTGCACCGTTTGCTAAGTTTCAGTATGTTATTACAGAGATTGCTAAAGCACTAGACCTTGATCCAAATAAAGTAACAAATAATATGGATGAAGCTGCCGTGCAAGCAGAGTTAATGAAACAATTTCAAGGACCTCCACAGCAACAAGCACAACAACAACCCCAAGAAGGTGCAAACCCACTAGACCCTACAGGAGCAGGTGGCAGTACCATAGGAACAGGACAAGCTCCAGTTCCGGGAGAACAAGGATTTACAGGAGTACCTCAGCAAAGTGGACAAACAAATACTCAGCCAACTGAGACCGTTGGTGAACAACCTCAAACTAATGAACAGCTTCAATGATTACATTGATGCATTAATTGATCAACAGCATAAGGCTTTAGAACAAACAGATAATACAGTTATGATGCATAGGTCACAAGGAGCTATTGCAACATTAAGACGAATGAAGTTATTAAGGGATTCCGTAAATAATGGCTAGTTCTACACAGCAACAATTTAGAAATATCTTAGCTAAAAGAGAAAAAGAAGATAGCAAAGGTATTACTAAAGATGAAATATATACTGCTGGTTCTATAGCTCCTATAACAGGAGATGCTATTGCTATTAAAGAATTACCAAATGACGTTAAACAAATAAAAACTTTATTTGAAGAAGGCTACAGAGAATCCGATTTTAAAAAACTAGGTATGGGTGCATTGTATGCAACTGCTGTAACAGCAGGTCTTATACCTGTTGCAGGTGTAGTTGGAAGAACAGCTAAGTCATTTTTAAAACCTGTAATTAAAAAAGCATCAGATGAAATGTCTAGTGTTTTTAAAACAGCATCAGGTGATACAAACATGACACCTGCTCTTGCAGGGGATGCTCCTACATTAATAAATCTATTGCTAATAAGGAAATAAGTTCTAATAGCTTAATAAGCACTAAAAAAACTTTTAAGGATCGTGAAAAATTAAGTAAGACTGTTCAACAGATAATATTAAATGATAATCCTAATGATATTAAACGTATTTTACATAAGGATGATGATTTTGCTAAAGCAGTAGGGGGAGAGCTTAGATTAGGAAAATCAAATCAAGACCCTAGAGATTTAACAGATTTACAATTAAAACAATCGAGAAAAGAAGTATATAATTTAACACAAGAATTATTAAAAGATCAACCAGACGTTTTAACTGTATATAGGTATGGAAAATTTAATGCTGAAGATGGTGTGTCTTCATTTACGTTAAATCCTAAATATAGAGCAGATAATTTAGCATGGCAAAAACGTAAACAAGACCCCTTTCAAGTTTACAAAGTAAAAAAAGCAGATGTATTAGGATCGCCTGATATAAATTCTTTTTTTGCAGGTGGTAGAAAATTTGATGAAGATGAACTAATTATAAAAAATGATGCCGTTAAGTTAGTAGATGAATATAAAGGTCAAAAGGTATTTCATTCTACTGCTAATGATTTTAAAGAGTTTGGTTTTGTTTCTAAAAATGATGGTGCAGATATAGGGTTTCATGTAGGAACTCCTGTGCAAGCACAAAGACGTACTAGTAGTAGATCAGGTGAAAGAACTTTACCCTTACAATTAAGAACTACACTTAAACCTGCTAGAATACCAGACTTGAGTTCGTTTAAAGAACCTAGAAATTGGTTGGCACAAATATCTGTAAATGGTAATGACAAAGATTTACTAAGATTTCTTATGCAAGACCCTAAAGATGCAAAGTTAATACTAGATCAAGTAGAAAATAAATTACCTATAAAAATGAATGGTACTACATACTATATGTTACCTGATGCTGAACGAATGGGTATGGATAAAAAGTTATGGAAAGATTTAGTTTTAGAATCAGGTAGAGCAGTAAAAAAATTAAACACAACTACTAGTTATAGGGATAGACAAGAATGGTTTGAGACTATTAAAAAAGTAGCTAATAAAAATGGTTACGATTCTTATGTATACAAAAATGAGTTTGAGGTAGGTAGTGCTTCTCCGGATGATCTAGCAAAACAAATAAAAGAAGTAGGTGATGGTAAACGTGATCCTAGTACTATAGATATAGGCAAACAAGAAGACAGTTATATGTTATTAGAAGAAGATCAAGCAAAGGGTGTGTTTGGTACAAAGACAAAAGGTAATCCTGATTTTATGAAAAATAAGGGTGGACTATTATTAGCAAAGGGTGGAGTAACTATGAATAATCAAATGGAAATGTTTGACGAGGGTGGTCTTAAAGACGAAGGTGGTACAGTTGATCCTGTATCAGGTAATGATGTTCCTCCGGGTTCTACACAAGAAGAAGTTAGAGATGATATACCTGCACAATTAAGTGAAGGAGAATTTGTATTTCCTGCTGATGTGGTTCGTTTTATTGGTTTAGAGAAACTAATGCAAATGAGACAGAAAGCTAAGATGGGTCTACAGAAGATGGAAGACATGGGTCAGATGGGCAACTCAGATGAAGCCACTATGCCTGATAATTTACCTTTTGATATAAATGATCTTGACATGGAAGACGAAGAGCAGTATAATAGTGAAACTACTGAAATGGCAAAAGGTGGTGTGATAAAAGCAGCAACAGGAACACTTGTGAATACAGCACCTAATACATTTACACAACAGTCACAGTTTGCTAATCAGCAACTACCTACAACTAATACATATACAGCACCTACAATACCTACACCTACAGCAGCACCTGTTGGTGGTTATACACCTCAATTCTCAGGACAAACAGGTCAGTCCGGACAAACAGTTATACCTACGTTTCAAAACTTACTAGGTAATACTGACGGTAGGTATGATGAGTTACGTGAATACAGAAGTGAATCAGGTATGATATTAAAGATACCTTTTGTTAATGGTGCTCCTATATATCCTATACCTGAAGGCTATACATACGTAGACCCTGAAGAAGTTGTAGAAGAAGCACCTGTAGTTGAGTCTAAAACACCTACTACTACTAGAGTAGCTGAACAAGGTGACAGTGGAGATAATGACAGACAAAGAGAAGACAAAGAAAATATGGACAACTTTGGTGTTACTAATCCTACAGTCATATCATTAGGTGGTAATATCATAGAATCAGGTAGAAATAAAGGCAGAGTTGAAAAAAGTATGGAATTTAGCATAAATAAAACTATGCCTGAAGGTGTTATTCCGGGAACAATGGCTATTGCATCATCTGTAAAAGATGCAATCGTTAATTTAGCTACAGGAGAGTATGACGAAAAAGCAAATTTTACACTAACTCCAAAAGGACATCCTGATGTCAAGATTAGTGTAACTGGCAAAGAATTAAATGATATAATACAAATACCTGATCCTAGAGATAAAACTGGTAAAGGAAGGAAGCCTAGTATAACTAACCCTAAAGTTCAAAATTTTTTAAAGAATAGAGTAGCATTAGAAATAGAAGCAGTAGAAAATAGTAAAAAATATGCCGATAGAGGTACTTTTGGTCTTACCTCTGCTGAAGATGTTGCACAACAAGGTAGAGAACAAGATGCAAGAAGTGCAGGTCCTACAGGTCAAGCAGCAGATATTGCAGCACAACAAAGTTATCAACAAGAAATGCAAGATGATGGTGGTGGAGATTACTCTGGTTATGGAGATGGAAGTGTTGCAGATGCCTACGATGATCCTATGATGAATAAAGGTGGACTGCTAGGCAAAAGAAAAATTAAACCAAAGAAGATGAAGCGAGGTGGATTAGCTTCACGTTAATAATTCACAATTAAAGGCTACTTATCCCCCAACATAATGGCTACGATAACCCCAAGGAGAAGAAATATGGCTGAACAAGCTACAAACGAAATGGTGCAAGATGCTACACCTAAAAAAGCAATGTTTATGAATAGACCTTATTCTCAAGAAGAAAGAGTAAAGCGAGATGAAGAAGAACTTGCAAGGCTCGTTGAGGAGCAAAAAGGTGAAGGCGAGGTTGCTGAAGAGAAAGCAGAAGAAGAAGAAACACCGACTACTGCTGAAGAAAGAACTTTTAAAAAACGATATGGCGATTTACGTAGACATACCCAAGAGAAAGAAAAACAGTTCCAAAAACAGTTAGATGACTTAAAGGAACAGCTAGGCAAGGCTACTAAGAAAGAAATGAAGTTGCCTAAGTCTGATGAAGACATAGAAGCATGGGCAACAGAGTACCCTGATGTAGCTAAGATTGTTGAGACTATTGCTATGAAGAAAGCAAGAGAGCAATCGGCAGACTTAGAAAGTAGGCTACAGAAAATAGATGAGATGTCTATTGAAGCTAAGAAAGATAAAGCTGAAGTAGAATTAATGAAGATTCACCCTGACTTTAATGATATTAGAGATAGTGATGAGTTTCACGATTGGGCAGATGAACAGCCTAAATGGGTACAGGATGCACTATATGAAAACGATAATGATGCAAGGTCAGCAGCAAGAGCTATTGACTTGTACAAATCAGATAAAGGAATCGGTAAGGAAGTTAAGACAAAGAGTGATAAGGGTGCTGCTATGGAAGTTGGCACGAAATCTGCGAGAACTAAAGTTGATGCTACGGAGTCAAATAAAAAGATACTTGAATCTGCTGTACAAAAAATGTCTGCTCAACAGTATGAAAAACAAGCTGACACAATAATGGAAGCTATAAGGTCAGGCAACTTTGTCTATGACATATCTGGATCAGCTAGGTAGGAGTAGATTATGACAGCACACTCAAAGATGTATGTACCCAAGAAGGATGAGGAGTATATATCACCCTTTGGTCCTTCAATGGGTTACATGAAACTAAGTCCTGCCTTTGTTAAGAAGATGAATACCTTAATGAAGATGGAGTTAAAAGACTTTTCTGACCAATTAGTTGGGAAGGTTACACAAGAGTTAGCCTTTAATAAAGAGATTGAAGCACTATGGATGAAAGAAGTATCTGCTTTTATAGCTAGATTCCATTCGTATTCAGAGCAGAGAAAC